AACGAAAACGCTAGGGGCAGCAAAACGCTGCCCTTTTGCGCATCAAATGGTCATGTGTTACACTGCGGCAAGCGCGCAACACCAACGAGGCAACGATGGCTCTGATTAGATTAGACGTACCCGCTGGGGTTTACCGCAACGGCACTGACTTGCAGAGCATGGGGCGTTGGCGAGATGCCAGCCTGATCCGTTGGATCGACGGCACGATGCAGCCGGTCAAGGGTTGGCGCACAAGATCCGACACCGCCACAAACGCCACGCCGCGCGGCATGGTAAACTGGGCAGACAATTCCAACGACCGCTGGTATGCTACTGGCACATATAACAAGCTATACGTCTACGGCGGCGGCACCGGCACGCAATACGACATCACGCCGACAGGCTTGGCCACTGGCCGCGAGGATGCTGTCGCGTTTACCGGCTACGGCGGCAACACATATGGCAATTACGCATACGGCATTGCGCGGCCAGACACGTCACGCATTCAGCCTGCAACCGCGTGGAATTTGCAGCTTTGGGGCGAATACCTGCTGGCCAATAACCGTGATGACGGAAAGGTCTACGAGTGGCAACTGGACAACACCGCAATCGCTGCGCAAGTTGCCAATGCGCCAATAAACAACAAAAGCATCGTCGTGACGGAAGAGCGCTTTCTGATGTGTCTTGGCGCGGGCGGCAATGTGCGCAAGGTGCAGTGGTCAGACCGCGAAGACAACACGACTTGGACGCCGTCAGCGCAGAACGAGGCTGGCGACCTTGAGCTGTCTACAGAGGGCGAGATTATGGCTGGCGTGAGCGTGAAGGGCCAGACGCTTATTCTGACGACGCGCGATGCTCATGTCGCCAACTATATTGGCCCGCCATATGTGTACGGCATTGAGCGCGTTGGCTCAGCCTGCGGGCTTGCGGCCAATTTGGCATATGCCAGCGTAGACGCCGGATGCTTCTGGATGGGCGTCCACGCGTTCTACGTCTACAGCGGAGGCCAAGTGCAGGAGATGCCGTGCGACGTGTCTGACTACGTTTTCAACGACATCAACCGCGCGCAGATCAGCAAGGCGTTTGCCATGTCAAACGGCAAATACGGCGAGATATGGTGGTTCTACCCGTCGAGCGACTCCACAGAGAACAACCGCTACGTCGCATACAATTACGTCGAAAACACATGGTCGATTGGCACGATGGCGCGCTCTGCGGGATCTGATGCAGGCACGTTTATCTATCCGCTAATGGCCGACCCGTCTAACAATAAGATATACGAGCATGAGGTGGGCTACGAATACAACGGAGCAACGCCGTTTGCGGAAACCGGCCCGATTATGCTTGGCTCCGGCGACAACGTTGTCAGCGTGACGGAAATGATCCCCGACGAAAAAACGCAAGGCGATGTCAGCGCCACGTTTAAGACGCGCTTCTACCCCAACGGCACAGAGAGATCATATGGGCCATTTAGCATGGCCAACCCGACCAACATGCGCTTCACTGGCCGTCAGGTGCGGATGCGCGTTGACGGCGCACGTCTTGCCGACTGGCGTGTCGGCGTAAACCGGCTAGACGCTGTTGCGGGTGGCCGCAGATGACGCAGCAGTACCGCGCACCAGAGCCAAGGGGTGAAGACTGGATGTCTTGGGGTAGGCGCCTGATGCTTTACCTCGGCCAGACGCGATCACAGCTTGTGCAGCAAACGGGTGGCGAAAGCGCGGCAGAAGACGGCGTGATAATGTGGGATAGGGAAAATCTGTGGCCTGTCGTTTCAAGGTCTGGCGTTTGGCGGCAAATTGTTATTGCTAATGGCGTGGCTCACCTTGAAATTACCACCGACCAAACAGCCGCTGCTATTAATACAGCGTATCCACTTACATATACAATTATGGCTGGTAGCGTTGGCGTTTCACTTGGTACGCCAGCTTCTCGCATAATCTTTGCGGAAGGCGGATCATATACATTAAGTTTTACAGCTCAGACATCATCCACGTCTGGCTCTACTGTTAATTTTTGGTTTTGGCCTCGTATAAATGGAGTAGACATTACAGATAGCGGTATGCAAAACACATTACACCAAAATGGCGCCACAATGATTGTATCTCGTACACAAATATTTAATGTTGATGCAGGCGATTACTTAGAGGCATATTGGGCGACGGACAGCACAAACGGAAGCCTACAACACCACGCTGCCAATGCGTTTGCCCCAGCTACTCCCGCTTCAACACTTGCTATATCTAGGATTAACGCATGAATGAAGAACTGGAGAGATGCCGCCCGTGGATTGAAGCCGCTTTGGAGTATTCCGGCGGCACACATGACTTCATTGACGTGGCCGAAGGTATATACAAGGGAACGATGCAGCTCTGGCCTACGCCGAGGGGGTGCATCGTCAGCGAAATAGTGGTATATCCGAGAAAGAAAGTTTTAAACGTGTTTCTTGGCGGCGGTGAGTTGGATCAGATTTTAGAAATGCATGAAGATGTGATAGCATGGGCAAAAGCGCAAGGATGCTCTGCGTTGACCATGACAGGCCGCTTAGGCTGGAAGAAACCACTGAAGGCGCATGGCTGGAAGCCGCTGCACACCTCATACGTTAAGGAGTTTGAATAATGTCTAAGGGCGGGTCAACCACTAGCACAGTAGAGGTGCCAGAATATATTGAGGAAGCGGCACGCCGTAACTTGGCCAAAGCGGAAGGCATCAGCCAGATCGGCTTCACGCCGTATTACGGGCCAGATGTTGCCGCGTTTACGCCGTTTCAGCAGGCAGGGTTTCAGCAAACCGCTGACGTCGCTGGAGCGTTTGGCATGGCCACGCCGACATCTCAGCAAGACATCATGGGCGGCATGGGCGCGCCAACGCAATACGCAAACGGCGTGACGGGCTACAGCTCAGCGCCTTTATATGAGCAGTCGCTTGCCGAGCTTGAGCGTAGACGCCCAGCGCAGAAAGAGTATATCGACAGCTTCTTCATCGATCCCGTGACAGGCCAATCCGGATCGCGTGTGCAGCCCGCAATCGACTACAGCCAGTTTTTAACAGGCGCAGAAGAGCGTGAGCGTGGCCGCCAAAACGATTTGGCGATTGCTCAGGCTCAAGCAATGGCTGGGCCGCAAAACGTATCTTACGAGATGACTAGCTTTGCGGCTAATCCAAACTTGGCCGTCCAACCTAATGACCAAATATTTAACATTGCACCTCCAGAGGTTCAGATTGCTCAGCAAATAGTATCAACTGACCCAACTAACCCGCAATACAACGAAGCATTCCAGACCGTTTACGATTATCAGGCCGCGCAAGCAGCGCAAGACCTGACAGGCCAATCAACTGGTTACGGGATAACGCCTGAGATGGTTGACGCCGCGGGTGTTGCGGCATATTTGCCGCCATCAAATGTGCAGGCTTCCACGATGATTACAAATCCAGCCGCAGGAATTACTGACACAAGCGAGGCATCAGCTACTCAGCAAATAGTGGACGACATCCAACAGGGTGTGACTGGCATCGCGGCGAATACATTGCTTGGTCAGATATTTCTTGATGACACTTATCAGGTCGGCGGTGTAAATAACCCGATTGAAACTCCGACCGTTACAGAAATGCAAGAGGCCGCGCCTACGGGCATGGTTTACAATACTTCAACCGGCGGCTACGAGCGGCCAGACGATGTGAGCGCAGCCCCGACGCAATACCAAATGGTCGCGACAGGAACGGACGCTGCTGGAAACACAACCTATTCTATGGAGGAGACTGCGGCAGCAACAGCGCCTCCAGCAAGGCCCACATCTGACGACAGCGACAGCGACAGCGGCGGCGGTGACGACAGCGGTGGATGCGTGGTTGCGACTCACGCTGTAAGCTCTGGTGCGTTTACACCTCACATGAAGCGCGAGGCTGTTGTCTGGTGCATGGATAAATTGCACGGCAAGTGGTGGGGCGAGGCTATACGCAGAGGCTATCGCCATCTTGGCGGCAAGAAGATTGCGGCAGGCCAAGCCCACAACCATTATTCAGAGTTTAGAGATTACATTGACTTCGCTAGAGGCAAGAAGCGAACAATCATGGGTGGCATACATTTTGCCGCCCGCACGGCCCAATTCTTTGTGGTCGGCTTATTTATAAGGAGCGCATAAAATGGTAAGCCTAGCACCATCATTTCGAGGCCCTGATGATGTCAGCCGCCCAGTTACAGAGATTGCCACCCCAGTCGGCGGAAAAGGCGGCATGGGCGGTCAGCCAGCCACAGAGATTGCCACCCCAGCCGGCGGAAAAGGCGGCATGGGCGGTCAGCCAGCGGTTCAGGCCCCCACTCAAGGCCAATACGCGCCGCTCGCCCCGCAAGGCGGCTTTAACGTAAACCAAGCAGCGGCTGGCGCATTGCAGCAGGCAATGGGCGCAACGCAGCAGGGTCTGGGCTTCACGCCGATGGGCATCACGCCTCAGTCGTACCGCCCAACGATGCAAGGCGTATCGGGTACGCAAACCGCGTATGGCTACAATCCAGCGCAGCAAAGCCTGCAGGGAATGCAAACCGGCTTTGGCTATGACCCCACAGGCCAGCGTGTCATGGGGACGCAACGCGCTGTTTCATACGACCCGACACGAGCGACAGTTGCCGGCACGCAGACAGCGCAAGGATATGACCCGTCTCAACAGAGGAGTATGGGAACGCAACGCGCTGTTTCGTATGACCCGTCTCAGCAGAGGAGTATGGGAACGCAACGCGCTGTTTCGTATGACCCGTCTCAGCAGAGAAGTATGGGAACGCAACGCGCTGTTTCGTATGACCCGTCTCAACAGAGGAGTATGGGAACGCAACGCGCTGTTTCGTATGACCCAGCGCAGGCGCAAGCTCAGCAGCTCGCAACCACAGACATCTCGCAGTATCAGAACCCGTATCAGCAGCAAGTGATTGACATGGCGATGCGCGACATTGGCTCAGCGCAGGAAACGGCGTTAGCTAAGCAGGGCGCGCAAGCCACCGCCGCGAAGGCGTTTGGCGGCTCGCGTCAAGGCATTGCGGAAGCGGAAACGCGTTTGGGCTTTGGCGAGCAGGCGGCAGACGCTGCCACTAAGATGCGCCAGCAGGGCTTCCAGCAGGCTCAGCAGGCGGCGATGTTTGACGTTGGCCAACGCGCGTCCACTGAGGCGGCCAACGTTGCAGCTCAGCAGGCGGCTCAACGTTTCGGCGCAGAAAGCCAATACGGCGCGCAGGCAGCAAATATAGCCAGAAAGCAGCAGATCGAAGCGGCCAACGTTGCATCCCAGACAGCGGCTCAACGTTTCGGCGCAGAAAGCCAATATGGCGCGCAAGCGTCTAATATCGCACGCCGGCAGCAGATCGAAGCGGCAAACGTTGCAGCTCAGCAGGCGGCGCAGCGATTTGGCGCAGAAAGCCAGTATGGAGCGCAGGCGTCTAATATCGCGCGCCGGCAGCAGATCGAAGCGGAAAACGTTGCATCCCAGACAGCGGCTCAACGTTTCGGCGCAGAGAGCCAGTATGGAGCGCAGGCGTCTAATATCGCGCGCCGGCAGCAAGTGGAGGCGGCAAACGTTGCAGCCCGTCAGGCGGCTGAGCGTTATGGCGCTGACTCACGTCAGGCTGTTGAAGCGGCAAACGTTGCGCGCCAGCAGCAAGTAGAGATGGCCAACGTTGCATCCCAGACAGCGGCGCAGCGATTTGGCGCAGAGAGCCAATACGGCGCGCAGGCGGCAAATATTGCCCAGCGCCAACGTGTTGAGGCGGCAAACGCGGCAGCGGAAACGGCAGCGGCTCAGTATGGCGCTGGATCTGCGCAGGCGGCGCAGGCAGCGAATATAGCCAGACAGCAGCAGATCGAAGCGGCCAACGTTTCGGCGAGAACAGGCGCAGCGCAGTATGGCGCAGGCGCACGCACAGCGGCGCAGCTTGGCAACATCAACCGCGCACAGCAAGTGCAGGCTGCCAATGCAGCGGCGCAGATGCAGGCGGCGCAGTTTGCGGCGCAGCAGCGGGCATCTGCTCAGTCGCAAAACTTGGCGGCGCAGCAGGCCGCGATGGGAACGCGTCTTGGAGCGGCATCGCAGCTCGCCGGACTTGGCCAGCAGGCATTCGGCACAGGGCAGGCGATCCAGCAGCAGCAGATGCAGCAGGGCCTCATGCAGCAAGGGTTGCAGCAGGCGCTCATCGATGCGGCGCGTCAGCAATATGCGGGATACACCGGCGCACCGCTGCAGGCGCTCACAGCGCCATTGGCGGCGCTCGGTGAGACGCCAGACCAGTACACGGAGACAAAGTCAATGCAGCCGGGTCTGTTTAATTACTTCCAGACAATTATGGGGATGCCGAGGTAGCAGATGGATTATCGTCAAGCAGCCAGAGACGCAGCCAGCAGATACGGGATAGACCCCGACATGTTCCTGCGCCTCATACAGCAGGAGAGCAGCTTTAGGCCGGACGTCGTAAGCCCGAAGGGCGCTATCGGCCTCGGCCAGCTCATGCCTGCGACGGCCAAGGAGCTTGGCGTAGACCCGACAGATCCAATGCAAAACTTGGAAGGCGCTGCAAAGTATTTAAGCCAGCAGCTCAAGCGTTTTGGAGATCCGTCGCTTGCGCTGGCCGCGTATAACGCTGGGCCAACGCGTGTGGCTAAGCTTGGCAGGGTGCCAAATATTGCGGAAACGCAAAACTATGTGAAGACGATTTTAGGAGAAGGGCAAACCACAATGGCAACTCCAATGGATAGGGCGCGCGAAGAAGAGCTGCGCATGCAGATGCTGGCCAGCGGAACGGCCCCACAAGCAGCGCCACGCGCGCCACTGTCAGCGCTAATGCAGGATCGCCCGCAGGCAGCGGCAGCGCCGCAGCAGCGCAGAAGCGGCTTCGGCGGCATCATGGATTATCTTGGAACGCCAAGCCCGACAACCGGCCTAAGCAGAGCGGAACAATTTGCTGCGGCGCTCGATCCGCTCATCATGCCGGAGATGCGTGCTGGCGAGGCGATCAGAGCGCGCGGCGCGCAGCGGCAGGCGACTGCAACGAAGAACAAGACGGTCGAGTATCTGCGCAGGATGGGCTACGACGATTATGCTGACGCTGTAGAGGGCGGGGCAATCGGCGCAAAGGATATTATGAATGCGCTGGTCAGTAAGTCGCTGGAGACACCGAAGGATACAAGCACAGCGGGCATGAGGGAATATGCGCAGGCCGTTAAAGACGGCTTCAAAGGTACATTCCTCGACTACAAGACGGCCATCAGCAAAGCTGGCGCGACAAGTGTTAATGTGGGCGGTGATGGAACGTTCCAAGAGTATGGCCAGAAAGAGCTGGGTAGAAATTATGCCGAAATGGCTGCAGCTGGCCGCGATGCTTCAGCTAATCTTGGCAGAATTGAGTTATTAAGCGACCTGCTTGATGAAAGCGACACTGGATTAAGTGCAGGTTTCTTGTCACGCGCAAACCAATATTTTGGCGTAGACTTTAGAAGCGGCCCTGCGGCGGCAGCGGAAGCCATAATAAGCCAGCTTGTGCCAGCGCAGAGGCCAGCCGGTTCTGGCGTTATTTCGGATGCAGACTTGGCTTTGTATAAGGCGTCTTTGCCCGCCATCCAAAACCAGCCAAACGGTAACAAGCTTATTATTGGCAGCATGGTTGCAATTACTAAGCACAACCAAAGCGTAGGACGCATCGCGTCTAGAGCGCTTACTGATCCAAACTTTAGCATTCAGCAGGCAGAAGAGGCTATCGCCGCCCTGCCAGATCCGTTTGAGAGTGTCAGGGGTCTTCTTGGCAGCGGCGCAGATATACCCACGCCGTCCATGACAGAAGAAGAAGCGCGTGAAATACTAAACCCACCGAGCGGAGGTTAACATGGCTGAGATGACATACGCCGAAGCCTCTAATGTTCAAGCGGCAATCGCCGTCTTGGAAAAGCTTGAGGCCGCCGGAACGATAAGCGCTGACGGCCAGAAGGCGTTGGACGCTGCACGCAAAAAGCGCAAGCCAGCAAGGCAGGCTGAAATTGAAACCATCGCCACATATCGCGGCTTCCAGAAAGGTGCCAGCTTAAACTTGGCTGACGAAATCGCTGGCGCATACCAAGCGGCAAACGAGTTGCTCCGCAAACGCGACATCGAGGGCGCGAAAAAAGCATACGCAAAATATCGTGACCTTGTTCGCCAGCGCGACGAGGCGGCGCAGCTTCTGGCCCCAGAGCAGTTTGCCAAGGGCGAAGTCTCAGGCGGCGTTTCGGGCGCAACACTGCCGGTTTCCACGGGCTTGCGGATGGCTAAAAACTTAGGCACGGCAGGGAAGGTTCTTGCTGGTGCGATTACAGGCGCAACAACGGCAACACTTCCAGAGTTTGCTGGCGGCGAGGATGGGTTCTTGGCACGCATGAAGGAAATTTCTCCAGTTACCGCAGCGACTGGTGCAACGCTTGGCGCTGTTGCGCCAGTGGCAGGCCGTATAGCTGGCGCAACAACCAGAGGCATCCAAGATATAGTACGCGGCGGCGAAGAAGGTTTCAGCGGGGCTTCATTGCGCAGAGTTGGCCGTGCGCTGCAGAGGCCGCAGGTGGCTGGCCAAGATATTCAAGCGTATTTACGCTCACTTGGCCCAGAGGGAGTAGTAGCAGACATTGCAGGATCTCCGCGCAGCATGGCGCAGGGGTTGGCCACCATGCAGGGCGAGGGCGCAGACGTCTTACGCAGGCAGCTTGAGCAGCGCGCAGGCGGTGCAGGAGAGCGCGTAGAACAAGTTATGTCTGAGCGTATCGGCCCCGCGATTGCAGCGTCTGAAGAGCGCGCAGCGCAGGCCATGCGCAAGTCTTCTGAGCTTGGGCCAATGTATGATGCTGCTATGCAGAGCGGCGCAGAGTTCGACGTCAGCGCGTTGCGTTCTGGCTTGGTTATGATGGCAGACGACGCTGCAGCCAACGTCAGAAGCGGCCTAAACGCCGTTCTGCGCGATCTGGGCAAGGAGGGGCCAGTTTCGGCGTCTAAACTCCACAACGCCCGCAGCGCCTTGGGTGACGCAATTACGTCTGCCAGAATAGCGGGGCAAAATAATAAAGTCAGACAGTTGATGCCCATATTGGACGAGATGGACAAGCGTCTTGATGAAATACCAAACTACGCCACAGCGCGCGCTGGATACGCCGAAAGCTCACAGATCGAGCGTGCGGTAGACAATGGGCGCACTGTGTTTGCCGGCGGCCCGACATCCGCGCTTTCGCCAGAAGACTTGAAGGCGATGCTCGATAAAATGAAGCCGCTTGAGCGTGACGCATATGTGAAAGGCGCGAGAGAATACATTGCTGCCCTCATGGGCACATCAAGAAGCGATGCGGCATCCGCGTGGCAGCAGTTTGACAAGTCTTGGAACCGCGAGAAGTTGCAGCTTCTGCTTGGCAAGCCTGACGCGGATGCGGTCACGCAGAGGCTGTTTGCCGAAAAAGAGTTTTCCGGCACGCGTGGCGATGTTCTGGCCGGATCGCAGACTGCGTTCCGAGAGGAAGCCGCAGAAAGCTTGGCCGACATCAGAGAGCCAGACAGCATGCGCAAGCCGTCACCCATTGCGCGCGCTTATCAGGGGATGTTCGCTAACCCTGTGAACCGCATGATCGACGAAGTTCTTTACGGAGCAAAGCGATCAAACCTAAACCGCGAGATTGGTGAATTACTGTCGATGCAAGGCGCAGATCGTGACAGACTGGTGCCTGTTCTGTTACAAGAGGCCAAGCGGCTTCAAGACCCAACACGCGCGCAACAGATAACAGACGCGCTTGTGACTTTCGGCCTGACAACTTACGGCGCACAAAGCGGAGAATAACATGCAACCACAGCCAAAAGATCGTCGTGAAATCGAAAGCATCGTGCAGAACGCGATCAGCGAGGCCGTTGACTTCGTTGAAAGCGAGATCAGCGAAGACCGCATAAAGGCGCAACGCTACTACGACGGCGAGGTTGATATTGGCCACGAAGACGGGCGCAGCAAGGTTGTGGCCACAAAAGTACGGGATACCGTACGCTCTGTGAAGCCAAGCCTGATGCGGATCTTCATGTCCACTGCGAGGCCGGTAGAGTTTATCCCGAAGGGGCCAGAAGACGTTGCGTTGGCTGAGCAGGCCACCAGCTACATCCAACACGAGTTTACGCGTCTAAACGGATACCGCGTGCTAAACGATGCCTTCCAAGACGCCATGGTTAAAAAGCAGGGCATCGTGAAGGCTTATTGGCACGACTACCCCGTTGCCGAGATATACACCTACACCGACTTGTCTGATGACGAATACACGTTCCTGATCCAAGGGGATGACGTGGAGGTGATTGAGCATACAATGGAAATGTCTATCGAAGTGGACGAGATGGGCATGGACGTCGAGCTTCCTGTCCATTCGGCCAAGATTAGCCGCACTGAGATGAAGGGCGAGATGCGCATAGAAAGCATCCCGCCGGAAGAGTTTTTCGTAAACCGCGACTGCCGGTCATTTGATGACGCATATGTCGTAGCGCACCGCACAGACATGCGCGTAGGCGATCTGGTCGAGATGGGCTTCGACTTCGAGGTCATCTCCAACCTGACGCCATTTGACGGCACAAACGACATGTCTGGCGCAGAGGTGCTTGAGCGCCAAGGCTACGAGGAAGACCTGTCAGACGAAGACGAACTAGACCCGTCCATGAAGCTTGTCGGCATCACGGAAGCCTACATGCGTATGGATGTTGACGGAACCGGCGTGCCGGTGCTGTACAAGCTTCTCTGCGGCGGCACATCATATGAGCTGCTGGATTACATGCCGTGCGACGAGATCCCGTTCGCAAAGTTTGAGATCGACCCAGAGCCACACAGCTGGTACGGACACAGCCTTTCTGAGTTGGTGGAAAACGATCAGGACGCCGCGACGTCTATTCTGCGCGGCATCTTAGATAACGTGGCAATGACCAACAATCCGCGCATTGGTATCGTGGACGGCGCAGTAAATATCGACGACGTGCTAAATAACGAGATCGGCTCACTTGTGCGGATGCGCCAAGCCGGATCTGTGCAGGATCTGAGTGTGCCATTTGTCGCTGGCCAGACGCTATCTGCGCTGGCATATATGGATCAGCTCACAGAGCAGAAGACGGGCGTCACAAGCGCCTCTGTGGGGCTTAACCCTGACGCATTGCAGTCTACCACCAAGGCAGCCGTTCAGGCGTCTGTGCAGGCCGCTGCGGGCCAGACAGAGGTGATGGTGCGCAACTTGGCTGACGGTCTGCGTGACTTGTTTGGCATCATGCTGCGCCTGATGAATAAGAACATGGACGAAGAAGTCATGATGCGGATGAACGGGCAGTATATTCCCGTCGACCCGCGTGTGTGGGATACGTCGATGGACATCAGCATCAACGTCGGGCTTGGCACTGGCCGAGAAGAAGAGAAACAGTCTGCTTTGGCGATGGCTCTGCAGATGCAGCAGATGGTTTACCAGCAATATGGGCCGATGAACGGCTTGGTATCGCTGACCAACATCCGCAACACGCTGGCAGACCAGTTGGCCATTGCAGGCGTGCGCAATGCCGACCGCTACTTCGCGCCGATTACGCCGGAAATTGAAATGCAGATGCTACAGATGCAGCAACAACAGCAGGAGCAGATGGCGCAGCAGGGGCAGGCGCAAGATCCAAACGCCGCATTCCTGCAGGCCGAGCAGATCAAGGCGCAAAGCAAGGCGCAGACCGATATGATGAAGCTGCAGCTTGAGGCGCAGAAGGCAACCGCAGATGATGATCTGAAGCGTGACCAGATGGCTCAGGATCTTATGGTAGATGCCGCCAAGATATATGGCCAATACGGCACCGCCGTAGACGTGGCGCGCGTAAAAGCGGAACAGGATAAAATGCGCATGATCGGCGGCATGGCGCAGGGTACGCCACAGTGAGCGCCGACATCCGCATACAAGCCGATGACGCAAAGCGGCTAAAGAATGACACGGCGTTTCAGACGTTCGTGGACGATGTTCGCGAAGAGCAAATGCGCATCTTCGCCAACAGCGCAGCCTCTGACATAGAGATGCGCGAGGAGGCGCACGCAATACTGCGTGCGTTAAACAAGATCGGTGACGCACTCGACGCTGCAATCGCAGCAGAGGTCATTTTAGATCGCAAACGAAGGAACTAGCACCGTGGAAGCGACTAGCCTAAATAATGCCGTAGAGGCAATGCTGGCCCCAGAGCCAA